ATACCCCCAAAATGTGGGGTGCGTCTGAGTATATATAATACATGGGAGATCAAGACACTTGAACGAACACAAACACATTACCGCCAAAGTAATCATTGACAATAAAACAAACGAAATAAAAATAGTTATTGGTAAATTTGATGACGAGAAAAGTATGATTGAAGCTGCACAAACAATCTGTGAACATCTATCATTAGATTTCAATGACGAGCTACTATCCTTAACGGAAACAATACATTAATGCGTACTATAGAAATACCTTACAAACCTAGACCGCAACAACAAAAGCTCCATAGTGATTTAACTAAATTCAGATTTGCAGTAATCGTGATGCACCGCAGAGGTGGTAAGACAGTAATGTCTATCAACCATCTTATTAAATCGGCTCTCACGAGCAAAAAAAAGGCATTCAGAGGTGCATTCTTCGCTCCTACTAGAGTCCAGGCTAAACTGATTGCATGGGATTATTTAAAACATTATTCCCGCAAGATACCGGGTATGAAGTTTAATGAAACAGAACTAAGAGCTGACTTCCCTACAGGAGCTAGAGTATCACTGTTTGGTAGTGAAAATCCTGACTCTGCTCGTGGTCAATACTTTGATGAGATCTTTTGTGATGAATATGCTCAGATGGATGAAAGACTATTTCCAGAGATCTTGCGACCAGCGGTTGCTGATAGATTAGGAAGTATTTATTTTATAGGAACTCCACAAGGAATGAATTCCTTTTACGACCTTTATGAGAAAGCCAAAGGAGATGCAGCCTGGCTAACAGTTATTCATAAAGCTAGTCAAACAGGATTAGTACCTAAGACAGAATTAGAAGAAGCCAGAAAACTGATGACAGAAGATCAGTATCAACAGGAATTTGAATGTTCCTGGACAGCCAATGTGAGCGGTGCGGTTTATGGTAAGATTATAGAAAAGATGGAAAACAAAAATCAAATTGGTAAATATCCCTTTGATCCAGGTTATCCTGTAGATGTTTATTTTGATTTAGGAATATCAGATGATACGAGTTTATTATTCGTGCAGCCTATAGACAGAGCTATTGTTGTTGTTGACTGTTATAGTAATAATAACAAAAGCCTAGATCACTATGCGGACTATATTAGACAAACAGATTATCCTATACGCAACTATGTGTTTCCACATGATGTAGAACATAGGGAGATGTCTACTGGTCATAGTAGAAAAGAATATGCTTTTAGTATGGGAATGCGACCACTACGAGTGTGTCCAAAGCTACCGATAGAGGATGGCATCCATGCTGGACAACTCTTGCTAAATCGTACATATATTGATAGAGATAACTGTAAGCCATTTTTGGATGCGATGAGATGGTATCATCGTAAGTGGTTAGATAAATTAAAAACGTATTCTAAACCGATCCATGATTGGTCAAGTCACTATTGTGATGCCTGGCGAACAGCAGCTGTTGCAATTAGAGATTTGGATTTTAATAACAATGCTCCTGTGCAAACATTTGCAGAGGGGTTAAACTACGATCCTTTAGGGAGGGATTGACAATGGGATTTTTAAGACCAAAGACACCGCCACCGCCGCCTCCTCCAGCACCTTTGCCTGAAGTACCAGCGGCAACAAGAGAAGAATTACCAGATGAGTCTACAGAGATGATTAAGCAGACAATGAAAAAGAAAAGAGCTGGTTATTCAAAAACAATTTTAACATCTAAAAAAGGTGTTCAAGAAGATCCAGAAGTTTATAGAAAAACTTTGTTAGGCGGATAAGATGAGTTCAGAATCAGCAACCAAATCCAGAGAAACAAAAAGAGCAGCTCAAACGCAAGAGCTTATGTCAAACATCATGACGGGTGGTGAGATCTCTAAAAAGAGAGAAGCAGAGTTAGCAGCAGCAGCCGATAGAGGTAGAGGTATACAGTTTGTAGAAAGCACTGGTACTGTTAAAGGGTTAACAAGAATAGATCCCGCAACAGGAAAAAAAGTATCAGTAAAAAAAACAGGAGCTAAAGCAACAGACTATACAGGAAGAATAATATCATCTGCACCAACATTCGGAGAGTTAGGGAAAGATATGGCTAGAGCAGTATTTGGTGGTCAAGCAAAAGATCCAGAATATTTAAGAAGTGGTGTTGAGTCTAAACCAGGTTATCTTGGAGAAGCTCCTAGAAAAACAACAGACTATATGCAGTACACTCCGAAACCTAGAAAAGTAAAAGGCATCGTACCAGCGATGATAGAAAAAGGTGGTACACCAGTAGGTATGGCGATGAAGGCAATCTTAGGTAAAGAAGATGTAAAGAAAAAATTAACAGCACAGCAAAAGTATGACCAAGGTGTACAAACATATTCTACATTATTGGGTGGTGATAGAACTAAGAAAGGCGGACTATTGAAATAATGAAAGGCAAAGAATTAAAAAGCCAGTTTAGTCAATTAAAAACAAAAAGACAAAATTGGGAAAGTCACTGGCAAGAAGTAGCTGATTATTGTTTACCAAGACGAGCTGATGTAACTACTACTAGATCCAGGGGTGATAAAAGAACAGAAAGAATTTTTGATGGTACAGCATTACATGCACTAGAATTATTATCATCATCACTACATGGGATGTTAACCAATGCGGCAACTCCTTGGTTCTCTATGAGATTTAAAGATGAGGATGTTTCTGGACAAGAAGAAAATAAAGAATGGTTAGAGTCATGTACAGATGTGATGTATATGGCATTAGACAGATCTAACTTCCAACAAGAAGTACATGAACTGTATACAGACATGGTTGCCTTCGGAACAGGCTGCATGATGATTGAAGATGATGAAAAAGATTTCATAAGATTTTCAACCAGGCATATCAAAGAAATTTATATACAAGAAAATAACAAAGGTGTTGTTGATACAATCCATCGTGAATTGAAGATGACAGCAAGGGGTGCTTATCAACAGTTTGGTGACAAGTTACCAAAAAGAATAATGAAGATTGCACAAACATCACCTCATGATGATGTTACGATTTATCATTGTGTAAAACCAAATGATGATTTGAATCCTTATAAGATGGATAACAAATCAATGGAATATAGTTCATTGTACTATGATGAAGATGGAACAGTCATAAACATATCTGGATTTAATGAGTTTCCTTTTGTTGTACCGAGATGGTTAAAATCAAGTAACGAAGTATATGGTAGATCACCATCAATGACCGCACTAGCGGATATTAAGATGATTAACAAAATGGCAGAAACAACAATTAAAGCTGCACAGAAAATGGTAGATCCCCCTTTATTAGTTCCTGATGATTCTTTTGTATTACCTGTAAGAACACAACCAGGCGGATTAAATTTTTATCGTAGTGGATCAAGAGATACAATTACTCCATTAAATATTGGAGCAAACACACCATTAGGTTTAAATATTGAAGAACAAAGAAGAACAGCTATTAAACAAGCCTACTACATAGATCAGTTATTGATGTCACAAAATATACAAATGACAGCTACTGAAGTTATGCAGCGTAATGAAGAAAAGATGAGATTACTTGCACCCGTATTAGGTAGATTACAATCAGAGATGTTACAGCCTTTGATTAATAGAACTTTTAATATTCTACTAAGGAAAGGAATATTACCTCCAGCTCCAGAACAGCTACAAGGTCAAACTATAGATATTGAATATGTATCACCATTAGCAAGATCGCAGAAGCAAGGAGATGTCCAGGCAATACTTCGTACCTTAGAGATTATCACTCCAATGTCACAAATGAGTCCAGTAATGGATTTCATTGATAGTGATAAGATGGTAAGTCACTTAGCAAAAGTATTAGGTGTACCATCTAAAGTGATACGATCAGTGGATGAAGTACAAGCTATCCGACAGCAAAGACAAGCTGCACAACAACAAGCAGCACAACAGCAACAGGATATGCAGATGGCAGAAGCTGGTGGAAAAGTAGCACCTTTGGTGAAGGAACTACAGCGTGGATAAAAAACAGCTAGACGATCTTTTTCAAAACTACAGAACAACTTTTGGTACTGTCCAAGGACAGAATGTTTTAGAAGATTTGGAAAATAGACTACACCAAAACACAACTACTTTTTCTAAAGACGCATTAGAAATGGCATATCTAGAAGGACAAAGATCTGTCTTACTAATGATTAAAAATATAATTAAGGAGAAAACGAAAAAATGAGTGAAGAACAGACAACTGCTGTAGAAGAACAGCAATCTGAAGTAACACAAGAAACACAAGCTATAGATCCTGGTGTAACTTTTTTAGATCAATTACCAGAGGATTTACGAACAGAGCCATCATTAAAAAATTTTACTAATGTTGGTGATATGGCTAAGAGTTTAGTTCATGCACAAAAAATGGTTGGCATGGATAAAATACCAGTGCCTGGCAAACATTCTACTCAAGAAGATTGGGAAGTTATCTATTCTAAGTTAGGTAGACCATCTGATCCTAATGAGTATCAGTTTGAAACTAAAATAGATGCTAGTGATCCAGGCTTACAAGAATTTAAAA